AAGCGGAATTTTGTTGATTTGCAATCTTAGGATGGACTGTGGATGAAATGTCGGGTAAATTAAATAGATTTTGATTTTCAACATCATACTTGCCTATTAGATATTTATAAGGGTCTAATAGTGGTGCCATTTTAAAAAATACGTCACAATCTTTTGATTTGTTATTTATAACATTTTTTACTCGACAGCTGTATGCTTCTTCGTCTTCATTATTGGCATTATAACTAACATTTGTTATATACAATTTATTGTCAAGATTAATATTATTGTAATTTGTGTCGTTTAGACTGAAAAACCGTTTATAAATAGGATTATAATTTTGCACTTGGGAAAGATGCAGACCTAATGGGTTCTCAAAACATTTGAACAGGTCAATATTTTTTCGCTTTTGGTAATTAGTCTGAATCATCATAGCTAAATAATATATAAATTAAATGTGTTTTTAACTTATAATATATGAATTCATTAATTGTGCACTAAATAAATGTCGTAATCCATTTAGTTAAAAAATCAAATTTAATTTCTTAAAGGTAACTATTATGACATTGGAATTAAAAAAATTCGATATGAAAAATATTAGTTTCAAACCAAATGAAAATAAAGGTCCTGTTGTGGTGTTAATTGGCAAACGTGACACCGGTAAAAGTTTTTTGGTGCGAGACTTACTTTATTATCATCAAGATATACCTATCGGAACAGTCATATCTGGCACTGAAGAAGGTAACGGATTTTATACGAAAATGGTGCCTAAATTGTTCATCCATAATGAGTATAATACGGCTATCATTGAGAATGTATTGAAGCGACAGCGTACCGTTTTGAAGCAGATTAAAAAGGAAATGGAATCATTTAAACGCACTACAATCGATGGGAGGGCATTTGTTATATTGGATGATTGTTTGTTCGACAGTTCATGGACACGTGATAAGATGATGCGACTTTTATTTCTCAACGGCAGACACTGGAAGATCATGCTAATCATCACAATGCAATATCCCTTAGGCATTCCGCCCATGTTAAGGACTAATGTTGATTTTGTTTTTATACTAAGAGATAATTATATCGCGAATCGCAAAAGAATATATGAGAATTATGCTGGAATGTTCCCAACATTTGAGTCCTTTTGTCAGGTCATGGACCAATGTACCGAAAATTATGAGTGTTTGGTCATAAATAACAACTCAAAATCGAATAAATTACAAGACCAAGTGTTCTGGTACAAGGCGGAAAATCATAATGACTTCAGATTAGGCTCTAAAGAGTTCTGGGAAATGTCCAAAAGCATTAATTCAGACGACGAAGATGAAAAATATGACCCTGGTGCTGTTAAAAAACGAGGAGGACCTAAAATTAGTGTAAAAAAATCGAAATGGTAAACATCTCGCCTGTGTTGTAACATACCCAAGTTTTTGATTAAAAAATTGATTATGTTTATAAATAAATAATCTATAACATTCCAATGAGTTTATATACGCATAATGTAGAAGAATTAACCGTATATTTAGCATGTCAAAAAGGTCAGATTGTCATACATTTAAAAAAAATTATAAAGAAAATATTCATTATATTATTGAAAATAATAAACACAAAATTATAAAACAATATGGCGGACAAAATAAAATGGACTATATTCTTACAGAAGCCGCTTTTGAATTACTAAAAAATTCTTATAATTTGAGAAATAGATATATTGTAAATGTGAATGATAATATAAAACAAATAAATGTATGTATGTGCATTGAAAATCAAACAATAGGATTTATTGAAAATTCATTTAAGGATATTTTCAACATGAAAAGACAATTTATAATTGGGAAATATAGAGTAGATTTATATTTTATAGATTATAAATTAGCAGTTGAATGTGACGAATTTAATCACGATGATAGAGACACGATTAAAGAAAAACTTAGAGAAGAATATATATTGTCATTAGGAAATAAAATAATTAGATATAACCCTAATGAAAAACATTTTGATTTATCTAATGTTTTGAGAGAAATAAATACAAATATATTTAAAAAATTAAAACAAACCGAAGCTTATTTCATCAACTGGTAAGAAAGTATATAAGAGAGAAAACGAAACAAACGCACTTTTGGCAACATGGGATACAATTGCAAAAGCAGCAGAATCCGAAAATATGTGTGCTGCTAAAATGAGTAGATGTGTAAAAAATAAAAATATAATAAATGATTATTATTATAGTGTTATTTAACTTTGGGACTTTTACACCTTTTCACAAGTTTACGAATGTTCACAAGTTTGTCTAAAAAATTGAATATAAAAACATATTAATATAATAATATAATCAGTATTAAAATGTTGTCAACTGACGTAATTATCCTAATGGAGTCTTTGTTAAATAAAGATTTATACGAGACGATTGCTTTGTTGAAAAATAAAAATATCAATTACGCGTATGATATTGCGTACACAATTAACGACAACAGATTGTACATAGTAAAAAGTCAACGACACAATAAGTATAATAATTCTTATATTTATTTGGCGGTAAAAAATGAGGGCTGGTTATTTAATTGTGTTGTTGCTAAGAGAAACATTGTTGAATGCAAGTTATATCAAGTAAACAAAGAACAAATATATGTAGTAACAACTTTAAGAAAAAATGAGCGAAATAATATAGGGTTGAAAGATATACATGATGTTATAGTTTCGGCGCCATCGGACGAAGGTGACGCCAGCGAATACATTCCCCCTCCTGGCTGTTTCATTCTATACTAGACGTCACATAAGGCGAACCCGGGAAAAGTGGGGGTCAAGATGAACAAGAAGGGGATAATCATACTGAAATTTTATTTTAAATATATAATTTCGGTTTCATCAAATTCAGTCTCACTTTTAAATTCTTCATATTCTTCGTGGTCAAACTCAGCAACACCAAAATCATCTTCCATTAATTTTTCAAGAATCGTTGAAAATGAATAATATTTGTGTAAAATATTTGTTTGGTTATTAGCGGGGTCGTCGCCGTTCCAGTAGCCATCAATAATATGATTGATAACTGTTTTATCTTTTAGCATATAGTCAAATAACACATGTTTGTACACCTTATATATGTCATTTGATTTGAATACAATGCCTTTTAAAATCCAAAAGAAATACTTTTTTTTTTGGTTTTTTGTAAAATTTATTAAAATTTTAGATTCAATATGACTTTTTAACCCGTTTGATTGAGATAATAACCAATCTTGTTTTAAATTTATATCAAACTTTGCGTTCTTTTCCTTCAACAATTTATAATTTTTTTCATAAATATCTCTTTCTTTCTCCCATTTGATGTCGCCTTCAATGTATAATTTAAGTAATTTGTGCATTATTATTAGTGTATATTCAGTTTGTTTTTATATTCAATTTGTTTTTATATTCAATTTTTTTAGACAAACTTGTGAAAATTCGTAAACTTGTGAAAATTTGTAAATGGGATTTATTTATTTTTGCTTCACAACAATATTCTCTCCTTCAAACAATTCATTACAAATATCCGCCGTAGAAATATCGTCTTTTTGATTCAACATCAACTCTTGTGTTGTATTATTGATGCCTATCAAATTGCCAGCTGTATCAATCGTCTGCGTCAAAACATTACCGGATTTCTCAGCCTGCTTAATATTCTCACTAATGGCTTTTTGTTTAGACTCTTTTACACGCTGGTCAAATACATTTTTAGCGTTTGATTCGTTCTTGTTTTTCTCGCTCATCAACTGGTTGAGCTCTTCTTCCAAATATTCAACACGACCGGTTTTATACGCCTCGGGGTCCCAAGGCATCCACATGCCAACAGGACCGACAAATACGTCGTGATTAGGGTCAATTTCGCGCAACATTTTCGCACGGAGCTCAGCCTCTTCTATTGATGGATATGAGCCCCGAATTTTGATACCTCGTGTACACGTTTGGAAATTATGAGCAATATTAAAGTTCTTCTCTAATTTTTCATCATTATTATCTATATACGTTTTATAATCATCGTGCAAATTAGTTTTAGAAAGACTTTCCTTTTCTTCTTTTACAAAATCCGTAAAGTCAGTAGAAATGTCATCGAATACAAGGTTATGCTTATAGGACACGAAATTTAAAAATTGTATAAATTTTTCCATAGATTTGTTAAAATCCCATTGTCTCAAAAATTGCTCAAAGAAATATATCTCTTTTTGTTTTAAGATATTTTCAGGTGAAACAAATGAAACACATGCGAACTTTTGACCAGCAATAGGTTTATCTTCCTCTAACAAATCAACATATTTAGGATTATTTTTACCATTAATCGTTTTTCTCTCAAAATTTAGGGTTTCGGTTTTTTTGGTTGCCATTTTATTTAGTTAATTATTTGATTTTAAGTTTTTTATCGCAATTAATATTTATCAAAAAAAAAAATATTATTTTCTTATTATTTAATATAATGACCAGTTTGATTAACATTGGCGAATTGCTTAAAAGAATTATTAAGTATCTAGTCGAAGGGTTAATGGTAGCCATTGCTGCCTTTGCTATACCTAAACGTTCCTTAAACATTGAAGAAATTGTGCTACTCGCCTTAACAGCTGCCGCAACATTTAGCATATTAGATACGTATGTTCCAAGCATGGGAAGCGCGACACGTAGCGGTGCTGGATTTGGTATTGGTGCCAATTTGGTAAGATTTCCCGGCGGATTTTAATCATATATAACTATAAAATATTTTGTATACATAAATATTAAAAATATTTTATTATAAATGTAACATGTAACACGTGTCATTCATATAAAATTTTCACGTTTGTCTGTGTTGAGTGAATGTAATATTTTTTATAATTTTTGTTAATTATATACATATATGAAGACAATTATTTTTGTAATTTCGGGACATGCGCGTTCATCCCCATTTAACATTGAACAACAACAACGAAACGTAAATATTTTACTTAGTTATAACAGATATATATTTACAGACCAATTTAAGAGTTTATATAACTATAAAATATATATTTCCACAAACGATGTACATTTAGAAGATGTCATACATTATTTTTCAGAGAACAATATTGGTAATATTCATTTATTAAACACTGAATTTTATTTAAAACC